CATCGATATATTCCTCAGGAATATCATCGAATGTGAATGGCACACTCTCCATGAAATACATCAACACGATCTGGGTTTTCTTATTGAACCAGACATATCTTGTGTCGATACGGTATTTCATATCAGACCTCACTTTTTTGATATTTATAGGAGTGGCGAGACTTGAACTCGCACGACCTTAACGGTCAACAGATTTTAAGTCTGGTGTGTCTACCGATTCCACCACACTCCCTTCTACCCAGGTGGGAGGATGGAAATGACAATACTCATTAAAAGTAATCTTCATCTCCTTGTTACTCAGATTACAATACTCAGCTGCTTTTGGCAAGTTCCACTTTGCAGACCAAAGCATTTCCATAGATTTACGAGTTTCAGTTCTCATGCGAAAGATTGAATAGTGTCAGATTGAATTGAAGAAGCTGTGGAGTCTAAACGGGAGTTCTCCTCAGAAGCTTGTTTATTATTGTATAGTATACCCCATCTTTCGATTTCAAGTTTACTTCTTTCTCTTTTTGCAGTATTAACATTACTAATCAAATTATCCGCTTCTGCACGAAGAGTGTCGATCTCACCAAACTTTGCAGTGACTTGATTGTAATACGTTGCACAACCTCCTGATGAACTAATCGTAACAGTAAAACCAATCCCAGCACCACCATCCTTGGTCAGAATATTGACAGATCCAATACCAACATTAGAGGAGGTTAATGTATTCGTACTATGATCTTCTGGGGAAAGATCAGTATATGAACGAGAACTCATATTTTGAACTCTGACTTGAAATAAGTCATCCGTCAACTGTTCATAACCCGCAAGACAAGTTGAAATTCCACCACCATAAACAGTGCATAGTCCTGTCAAAGTTCCGCAACCAGGATCTTCATTGGTATTACCAACAGCTTGTACAATCAAGTTTTTAATTTCAGTTTTAAGTGTTGTAATACTGGATGCAATTGCGACCAGTCGATTGTCAATGTTTCTGGTAAAAGGAGTGTAGTCATCAATCCTCTCTTGTAGAGGTGGATCAAGTTCATTTCCTTGTTTTTTTGCATCCTCAATATCTTTCTTCGTGAAAGGGAGAATTTCTGGTTTATCAACACCATCAAATCCATCAATCAAAAACTTACCCTGTTCGATAGTCACAGCGTTTTGATCTTTGGTCTTTTTAAATCCCTTCAGGATGTTATCAGTTTTTTCAGACATGATTCTCCTTGATGTTTTTATTTAGAACTCGTTTTACAATTCCAACCATTGAGATGGGTGTGTGCAACACTGATGATGATTATAATATTCTGGTTTAAGAGTTACACGAATGTCTCCTGCAATTACAATTCTCTCATCTCTATATTGACTCTCTAATGTCTGGTGTATAACGTCGCTAGGAAATAATAAAACAGTGCCTTCATGTGGAGTGATAGTATAACGATTACAATTATATTTGTTAAAACTCAAAATAGTGTTTCTTTGTTTTGATGTTTCAAATAACCCACCAGTATTTTGATTTCTATTATCTTTATCTACAAGGCAAAACTTGTCAGAGTTTTCTGAAGACTTGACATAATATACAAAACTAATATTAGATTCATTATGAGTGTGGGGTTTAAGTTCTGGAACTTTACCATCATGAAATCCAACCCATGATTTACTAACATGATAATCAAGTTTACTAGAATCTACATTAAGATGATTTAAATACTCATCAACATTAGTTTTAAGATCTTTGAAAAATGGTTTGCAATATTCTTCCTGATGTAAAAAAATCCTTCCAGAATATTCTGGGCTTTCATTTTCATATCCATCAAACCAATATTTACGAAGAACATCAATGTGTTTCTTCATATGTTCATGGGATTTGATAGATCCCTGATAAACAATCAGAGGAAATATCTCATGTACTTTATTCACTAATTTGCATTAATCCTACATTCATTATTATCTCCTGGATAGTCATCAGGTGTCAAGCCTTCATATTCAGAGATATTTCTCTCACAGTCTCTTCGTTCCGCAAAGACAGTGTAATGATAGTTATACTTTAATTCACCATTGAATGGCAATCCCCCACCAACGGTGATTTTATTATTCTTGATACTTTGTACGTAAAGATATTGAAAAGATCCTACAGGAGTAAGATTGACAGTTATACTGTCCTCATGAACAAGATCTTTCCAGTGGTCTGGAAGTTCAATGACTTCTGATCTAGATTTACCTCTGATATACACACCAGCTTCAGGTGTTTCTGTACAAACATATCTCAGTCTATGTCCAGACTTTGATGGATGAGGAATATCAAAGTTCTTCTTAGCTGCCAGAATATGGCCTCCCTGCATAACTGTGCCACCCCGAACCAAACCAGTTGTGATATTACTACCACTCGTAAAGTTAGATCCATTAGTGACTCTTCGTCCAGTCACAAAGTTCATTCCTTTCTGTATGCGCGTACCTTGGTGAAGGTGAACGCCCACCTGATTACTTAAACCATCCACCCACATAGAGAATGGTGTGACCAATGGTGGATTGAGTCCAGGTAAAGATGGTGGTGCAGGAGGTCCGACATTCAATACAGCTTTATATACTGGTGCTGCAACAGGAAGTCCAACAAAAACTGGACCATTAAGAACTGTGGTTCCCACTGGATTTCGATCTGTGGGAAGATATCCAACATCTGTCGTGCCTACGACAAGTTTGTCTGCTTGTGCTCTAGATATATTCATAGTCCAGGTACGCTAAGTCCCATAGATCCAAGTATACCAGATAAAGAACCATAAGTTACATCACCTGAAGATGCAGCTGTCAGGAAACTATATTTCAATTCAAAGAAACCCTCAGAGATAATATTGATTTGATTACTACCATTGATTGCAATTTTTTCTCCTTGCAGTCTGATGTCTGGGGATTTGATGTTTGCAACTTTGTTTGCATTAACGGAGAAGTCACCATCAGGTGCAGCACCATCAGCAAAGATTCTAACGTTCTTTCCTGAGAGAACAATATCACCATCATCTGCACTAATCCAAACATCACCATGTTTGCAGTGTATGTATTTCCCAGGATTATTTTCTTGACCAGATTTGAGACCATAACCACAGACTTCCATAGAAAGTCCAGGTGTATTCATCACCATCCGACCACTACCAGTGCTGGTGCCGTCAGTTCCCTGACCCATACCAGAGTAAAATCCTAAGGATTGTCCCTCTTGTGTTTGAATGTCCCAGAGAGTCATTCCATGAATACTGGGTTGACCACTCTGTTCTGCGTGACGGACACCTGCCTTTCTGTAGGTCTCTTTTCCGTCGATAGGTAAACTACTTCTACTCATTTTTGTACACAATCAATCACAGTTAGTACCGCATTTTGGGACGTTGCAGCTAACGCATTAGCATCATCAACTCTGGTGAACTTGAGAATAGGTCGCAGAGTGGCACCAACTCCAGTATCACTATTTATTCTGATTCTAGGAAGTTCTGTAAATCCAAATCCTTGTCCACCAGGTACGACAGATGCACCAATGATGAATCCATCAGAAATATCCAACTCAACTTGTGAACCACTCTCATCTACAACTTCACCACCATTACCATCAGGAATCATCACATCGGCAGTGTCATTATCATCATATCCAAATCCAGTGTCAATGACTGCAACATCATCAAGTCCAGTTACATATGATGTAGAACCATCAGATCCATTGCCACCTGTCGCACCATCAGGTTCTATCAGACCAGTGGGAAGATCACCATCTGCGGCTGGAACAGTGACACCAGTGGTGGATTCAGTTATATTACCATCAGCATCAACACTAAATGTGGTTTCTACAGTATTAGGTAAGAAACCTTCACCAGGAGATACGATCGTCACAGCGATAACACCTTGTTCATCACCAAACTCATTTGGTTCATATAATGGATTACCATTATCATCAGAGACTGGTTCTTCATTCTCATCAAGAACTCGTGATACAGATCCTAAGACAGCATATCCACCTGCACCATATCCATTTCTGCATCCATCAACAAATGTGATTAGTGGTGGAGATGTAAATCCAAAACCAGAGTTATCAATCGCAACACCAATAATCTGACCCAAGGCATTGACAACAGCACTACCAGTTACACCACTTCCATCACCACCAAAGAAGTCAACTCTAGGTGGACCACATCTCAAGACATTTGTACTACAATCTGGAGCGACTGGATCTGCATCAATAGCATTGTCCATATCTTCAATAAGAGGATTCACCAGACGATTCAAATCCGCTCTCTGAAGTATCTTATCAAAGTTATCAATATCATTCTTGTATGGACCATAACGACTTGACCAGGAGTTAGCAGGAGGACACTTCAGTCCATCACAAGCAAGAATACTCAAGAACAGGTTTGCAAGTTTGATTCCTTTCGAGATGATACTACTTACATTTCCAAGAATACCACCAAATACATTACTCAGTTGAGCTACAAGAGGACCAACAGTGTTGTCTAAAACATTGAACAACTGACCAAACATATCACCAAGGAAGTTTTCGATCGCACATGCAGGTACATCAAAAACTCTGTTGATCATATTTTCAATACTATCTTTGAGATAGTTTTTCAGTTGTTTACCAACTTTCTCAAACAAACAGAATATCAAATCAACGATAGATTTTACAGCTTTACCTGTTTGTGGTTGGAGTGGTTTTGGAACGATAGCTCCAAATGTTATATCTAATTTTTTTAAAATTTCTTTTACTGTCCACGCTCTCGCACGACGAACCAAGTTCGTCATCGAACTATGAACTCTAGAGACGACAGTCTTTACTTCCTCATTGATGTTAATAATCTTTCCAACGACTGGATCAATGTAAACACTCTGAATTTTTTGAACCTGTCGAAGTCTAGCAATGAAGTCCTGAACCATCTTTGTGATTCTACCGATCTCGGTGTCCTCACATGGACTTCTAGCATCTATGGTTTCATCTGTAATATTTTCTTTATGAGAGTTAGATAGAGCTTGGTGTATTTTTAATGCACCCTCTCTAAACCGAGGATTACCTTGACTGTTTCGTATCTGCGTAGCTGGGTTGATGGTATGCAAACCCATGTTCTGTCTTACATCAGGTGGAGTATACGGAATGAATTCCGTTTGTCCAGTAGAGTAAAACTGATTACTA